GTTTGTTGGCGATTACAACATTCGAGAAATGACACTAATTGCTGAGAAGAAAGATTCTGAGATCAACACTAATATTGATATACAGGCCTTTGAAAGCGTAGATCAAATTGTTAGCAGTCAAATCATTAGTATTGAAAGCGAACAGTTTGACAAAAATACATTATTGGCCATTTATAATAACTTATGATAAAAATTAAAGAATTAACAGTTAAGAATTTTATGAGTGTGGGCAACCAGACTCAAGCTGTAAACTTTGCACAAGAGAACTTGACGCTTGTGCTAGGAGAAAATTTAGATCAGGGCGGAGACGATAGTGGTAGCAGAAATGGCACAGGTAAAACCACCATTGTAAACGCCCTCAGTTTTGCCTTGTTTGGCAATGCGCTAACCAACATTAAAAAAGATAATCTAATTAACAAGATTAACAACAAGAACATGTTGGTTACCTTGACGTTTGAAAAAGACGGTGTTGATTATCGCATTGAACGTGGACGTAAGCCCACACTGTTGCAGTTTTATGTCAACGATCAAGCACAAGAAACTGAAGAAACAGATGACGCACAAGGAGATATGCGTGAAACCCAGAAGGATTTGGATGACTTGCTGGGCATGAGTCACGACATGTTCAAGCATATTATTGCACTGAACACATATACTGAACCGTTTCTTAGTATGCGGGCCAATGACCAACGAGTTATTATTGAACAACTGCTTGGCATTACGCTGTTGAGTGAAAAAGCAGAATCCCTTAAAGAACAAATTAGAATAAACAAAGATCAAATCTTGCAAGAGAGTGCTGATATTGAAGCAATCAAACGATCCAACGAAAACATTCAAAAGAGTATTGACGGTATTTTGACTAGACAAAGTGCTTGGAACAATCAGCATCATCAGGAACTGGAAAAAATAGGTCGCGCCATTGTTGAACTAGAAAGTGTAGACATTGATGCTGAACTGATCAAACATGCTGAGCTCAAGGCCTATGAAGAGCGAAGCGGAAAGCTGAAAAGCCTGAATAAAGAGCGGGCCACGCTCGAAGCCGCGCAAGCGCAAGCGGAGCGAAGCGTAAAAAAATACGCAAGCGAGCTTGCCAAGTTGCAGGATAAGAAATGCCACGCTTGTGAACAGGAACTACACGACCACAAACATGAAGCAATGACCACTGAAGCTGGTAAACATCTCACGGAAGCTGACACTTACTACAACAAAGTAACTGCGGATCTTGGAAAAATAGTGGGAGATATCAAGGCCATTGGCGAAGTGTCAGCAAGGCCCAACACTTACTATGACACTGTGGAAGAAGCGTTGAAACACCAAAACAATCTCAAAACTCTGGAAACAAATCTCACTATACGTGCTGGAGAGACTGATCCATATCAAGAGCAAATTGATGAATTGACCAATACTGCCATGCAGGAAATCTCCTGGGACACAGTGAATCAGCTGAACACACTCAAAGAACATCAGGAATTCCTGTTGAAATTGTTGACCAGCAAGGATTCATTCATACGCAAGAAGATCATAGATCAAAATCTAGCATACTTGAACAACAGATTGACCTATTACTTGGACAAAATGGGATTGCCACACACTGTGCTGTTTCAAAACGATCTAACTGTTTTGATCACTCAGCTGGGGCAAGACTTGGATTTTGACAACTTGAGTCGCGGTGAGCGCAATAGACTTATACTCAGCCTGTCATGGAGTTTCCGCGATGTGTGGGAAAGTCTGTATCAGCCCATCAACTTGTTGTTTGTTGATGAACTCATCGACAACGGCCTGGATGCATCAGGTGTGGAAGGTGCGCTGGCTGTGCTGAAAAAGATGGCACGTGAGCGCAAGAAGAACATTTTCTTGATATCACACAGAGATGAACTGGTGGGTCGTGTGAACAACGTGCTGAAAGTGATCAAAGAAAACGGTTACACCAGCTATGCCAACGACTTGGAAGTAAATGAGTAAACGTGTTGAGCCCAGTCCGTATCAAAATGAAGAGTCGCATGAACAACTCATGGCAGCTTTTAGAGAATACTTCCGGGCCAATCAAGACTGGCAAAACAAAGGCACAAGAATAGCAGGCGAGAACATGCGCTACTGGCTGGCGCAGATACGAATCATAGCAAAGGCTAGACGTGAACATGTGCAACAGTATCGTGTGTATTTGGATACTGCCAAACATGCTCGCAAGGCAAACCAAAAGGCACAGGGTGGTGGGACAGAATAAACTACATAGTTAATGTCCTGGTACTACAAAGATGAATTAATTACCCAATTGCCCGAAACCTGTGTGGGATTCGTATATCTCATAACCAACACTGTCAGCGGGCGCATGTACATAGGCAAAAAACTAGCAAAATTTTCTAAAACCACATACCGAGTAGTCAAACTTAAAAACGGCACCAAGAAAAAAAAGAAAATCCGCGGTAAAATTGACAGCGACTGGAGAGACTATTACGGTAGTTCCGACGAGTTGCTGAAGGATATTGCGCAGTTAGGTCAAGAAAACTTTCGGCGAGAAGTGTTGTACTATTGCAACAGCAAAGCTGAAACGTCATACATAGAGGCACGAGAACAATTCACACGCAGAGTATTGGAGTCTGACGCATATTACAACGGTCAGATCTCAGTTCGTGTGCATGGCTCCCACATCAAAGGCCGACAACTAAACGGATAAAGCTCGCGCAGGCCCATATCGTGCGCCCTAAACCTGGATCTCGGATCGCAGGGATGGAATCTTGCCGCCGTTGCAAGTACTCAACCACTATCCTTGACAGGACGAGGATCGCAAATGTGCCGCGGTTTGGTTGTTTAAAGGAAATAAAGGCAAAAGGAAGGGCAGTGGCCCTACACTTGTGAGTCAGTTAGCGTTGATTTGCAAGTCGCCGTCATATAAAGACTGAGCTCGAGGTACCGGATGACCGCCTCTGTAATGCTCAAACGCTAAGTGATATTGTTCGACTCGGATAATGTTTTTCGCTTTGCCCGCAAGGGCAAAGTGTGACTGAACGATCTGGATAATACTTAAACTACTTCGTAGTTGATAACTTAAGAATCACACAAGTTCGAGCGAAAGCGAAGAACAGAAGAACGCAAGTTCTTCTTTAAACACTGCATAAATATCGTATAGGATCCTGTTATGAAAATATATGAAATAATCTCTGAAAATCAAACTGAAGGTGTGGATGGCCTTGTTACTAGATTGGCCAAATTGCCTTTCAAATCCATAGGCAAAGCATTTAATTCTGAAAGATCTCAGCTGGTGGCCAAATTGGCAGACAGATTGGCGTTACGAGGCAGGTACGCAGGTGCGGCCACGCCCAGAGAAGCACTCAAAGCAGCCAAACGATTTGGACCAGTTGCAAACAAAATGGTAAGAGATGATCCACAGATCTTGGCAGATGCTGCCAGGGAAGCCAACAAAGTTCGCAATCCCAGTTTGTGGAACAAAATGACTGGAGCCAGCAGAGGTGCCAGCAGTACTGCGGCTGGTGGTGAGAAATTTTTCACTGCTTACAATGTGGCGGCCAAAGGACTGATGGCTTGGGGACTGTATGAATTGTGGGCACCTCCCTTGAGTGACTATTGGACCAGCATGGACAACGCCAAAGCCAATCTGGACTCAGGTGCTTGGACCAAGGAAAACTATCATCATGAAGAGAACAAACAACTCAGCACCTTGATTGGTCGCTTGGGCGCCGCACTGTTGATCACAGGAGTACCAGCCTGGATGATGAACAACAAAGCCACTAGATTCCTACTGGGCAAGTATATTGGTGGCTTTGTGGGCCTGTCCGTTCCTGCCGCTGTGATATTTTTTAGACAATGGCTCAACAGAGACGACAATGCAGACAGGATTGCCGCAGTCATGATGAATGACTACGTTGCGGGCAATGCTCAAATTATGGGAACACCAATTCCAGGCTTGGGCAGTTTAGCAGCCAAGGCCAAACGAGAAATTGCTGGAGATGTTTCAGCTAATCCCAGCGCCGCCACTGGTGCAAACGGTGGACAAACTGCAAGTCCTGCGGGAGCCACAGCTGACACCACTGCTAACAAGCCCGACACAACTGGTAAAAAAGACATCGACAGTACCAGTTCAGGCGGAAAAACTAACAACACTGTGAACAATAAAAAACCTAATGCAGTTCCTGACACAGCAGTGGG